GCCCGAAGGCCGACTGTTCACGCCCCGGCGGCGCTAAACAGACTCACCGTGTGCTCTCCTGCCGGCATGGAGACCGACCCCGCGACGACACTCGCAGAAATGTGTCACTTTCCTTACGTCTATCCTCAAGGCTCTCGGACGATTAAACCCGAAAGTTCCTCGCTCTGCGGCACTTTATGGTCCCTAGTGGACGAACTACGTTCGCGACCCAGCGTCAGGAATTAATCGGCTATTTAAGCTATTCCCCGTCAGGCGGAATAGTCCCGAACCCGCCATTTGCCAGAGCTTAGTCATCGATTCTGACTCTTACGATTCAGACAGACAAGTACTCAGTGCTACCACATACTGCTCATGACAGAGCACTCCAGAAACGATAGAGATTCCACGGGAACCTATCCTTGACCGTCCAAAGAACCAAGGTCAACAAAACCAAGGTCCCAGTTAGCTCTAAAAAGAGACAACTCGGCCAAGCCTCTCACTTCTTCCTCGGATTGGAACGTTGCAGGAACAACAAACCAACCCGGCTTTCTTTGGGTCTGTAAGCTCAGACGGTGACTACCTCTGACGAAAGATAGAACACTCTTACGGGCAACCTGCCTGTAACCATAACTCCGACGTATGAAGCCGCAGGACGGACTCCATACGTCTCTCTTCAAACCTCCCATCCTTCCGTGCGTCCACAAAGACGACCGCAAAGCTTCGGCCTCGCACGGACTCGGATCCCTTCCAGTGATCACGAGCAACTCCTCAGGAAACGAACGGTCTTGGACCGGTTCAGGCAAGGACGTATAAGTTCTACGTACCCTGAGGGCCGACTCTCTCAAATGAGCCGGATAACCAAAATGGTTAAGTTGAGAAGGGAGAAAACCCCACCTACGCCCGATTCGACACCTTTGAAAGGCGTCAACCATCCCAGGTTCAACACAAACAGCTTTCGCCATATGAAGCATACCCTGGAAATCGGACGTAGCTCCTCCTCTCCTTAAATGGCGCACTTCACGCCATTTTCCACCTTGTCGCAAAAAGCACGTAGAATTAATCTCCGCTACATTTTGCGCCCGAATCGTCTTGTCATCGTTGAGTCGGTACCCCGAAGGGTAGTCCTGCACAGTGACATACCGCTTAGCCGAAATGACACAGTCATCTCCATTAACGATAAAACGGGCTTCATCATCGAACCTTGCTGCCCAAGAGGCAGCGCAGTAAGACTGAAGACACAAAAGGGGAAAAGAGAGGTAGGACCCCATCATCTGTCCTTGACAGACTCTCTTGTAAGTGCCGTCCTCGGCCCTGAAAACAGGACTAAGAGTAGCCTTCGCTAACGACCGAAGGGAACGAGGAATCTTTACCGAAGTAAAGAAAGCACAATCAAGGAGCGTCTCAGCCACATCGTGGCGAAGACCGTCAGTTGCTGCTACCAAATCGACAGAAGTTTGGTAGTCGTTAACAAGGACAGATCTCATCCTTCCTTCGGACGCAGGTCCGCAAAGAAGCCAATCCTGCTTGCACAACGTGTGGTACATCATGCTATGCATTGGCGCAAGAAGATCAACAGACTCATCGAAAATGAGCAAAGGTCGCTTCTTACCCGCGGATTGGACCTCTTTGTACCTGGCAAAAAACAAGTTGCCACACTCGCTTTCCTTTGTTGCCATAGTAAAGAATTCGTCTCTCCGGCCGGCCCAGAGGTGGTCGGCTCTAGACAACGGAGGAAGTCTAGAAGAAGGATTAGGAACATGACGACCGACGAAGTCGTGGTAGCTCCTATCCCACCCTGGAGAGAACACCTGAGTAGCAACACGCCGGACGTGTGCAAGGTACTCAGGGGATGAAGGGGGAGGTTGAGAAAGTACGTTTGTTTCCCACAATGCACGTACTGAGGGAGTGTGCCGTGAGCAAACCGATGGCAGGTTGCGCTTGATTGAAGAGACAACGTGAGCAAGAGCCCACCTGTCTCGACGGCACAGTCTCTGAAGCTTACAGAGACCGTTTTCCCCTGGTCGCTGGCGACGAGGGAAGACTACAGAGGTCCGGTCCTTACCCTGTAGTAGAAGAAATGAAAGGAATCGAGAAAGTTCACCAG